GGCCAATGGACGAGGCTGGGAACAGAGAGAACTCGATGCGGATCGAGGCGGGTCAGCGTCTGGGTGAACTCTTCGCACCGTACATGGGTGACTTGACGCAGAAGTTCAAGCGCACTGCGGAAACTGCGACCTTTGGCCTTGTCGATGCAGTCACCCCCGACATTACGAAGCAAGAGAAGGTTCCCGGCACGGGTTCCAATGTGATGCCAATGTCCAAGATTGCACGCCTCATGGCTGTGCTGAACATGGGCAACGCGGGGAACCTCCAGAGACTGACTGACGGTTACGGGTGGAGCCAGTCCGATGCTCTGGCAATTCTCGACACTCTTACCAAGGAGGACATGGATTTCGTCCAGGGTGTTTGGGATTACATCGAGGAATACTGGGGCGACGTGTCAGACCTACAGCGCAGGATTGCAGGCGTGGCTCCGAAGAAGATCAAGCGGCAAGCCATCGAGACGCGGCACGGGACTTATGCCGGTGGATACTTCCCGGTCAAGTACGACAGCTCGCAAACCCCCCAGGCGTGGCAGGATTCCGTTGCCGATGCTGCCCAAAACATGATGTCCACGGTGCGCGGCAAGGCGAAGACACAAGACTCATTTACGAAGCAGCGCGTGCGGAAGGTGGTAGACCGGCAGATCCAGCTTGACTTCGGTGTCATCTTCGGACATGTGGGTGACGTGGTGCATCGTCTGGCGTGGCAGGAATGGCTCATGGATACGGGCAGGCTGCTAGCCGACAAGCGAGTCGCGGGTGCCATCATGCAAGGTTACGGGGTTCCCGTGTACCGGACCATGATAAAGGCCCACGAGGATATTGCTTCGGGTGACGTGCCTGCCGAGATGGGATGGGAGCAAGCAGTCAACTGGATGCGGAAGGGCTCGAGCATTGCGGGCATGGGACTCAGCATTACAACCGCATTGTATCAGCCCTTTGGGCTTACCCAGTCGATGCGAAGGATTGGTCCCAAGTGGGTGGGGCGCGGCATTGCTAAGTGGTGGCGTGGTCCCGAAGAGATGAACAACACGGTTGAGTGGATCTACTCCCTTTCGTCGATGATGAAGAACAGGGGGACGGTGGCGACCTCTGACATGAATCGTGAGATTCGCGAGGTGCAGAGTGATCTGACCGAGGGTGGCGTGCTCACCCCGGCAGCAAAAAGCTATTTCTACCTCGTTGTCAAATCCCAGATTCTTGCAGACGTACCGACATGGCTGGGAGCCTACGAGAAGGAAATGGAGATCGGTTCGGGTGACGAGTCCCGTGCGGTGGCAATGGCAGACCGTGCAGTCATCGACGCGCAGGGTGGCGGCCAGATTCAAGACCAGGCGGCTATTCAGCGCGGCGGGCCACTGATGAAGGCATGGACGAACTTCTACAGCTTTTTCAATACCACCTGGAACAACACCGCAGAGTCGTATCGCAGGACTGACTTCCGAAAGCCCGACGAGTTTGGGAAGTTCTTGGTGGACATGCTGCTGCTCTACACCCTCCCAGCCGTTCTCTCTGACCTGATGAAGGATGCGATCATGGGAACTGGGGACGAGGACGAGGGTTTTCTTGAGTATGCCCTCCGCTCGCAGGCTGGTTATATGCTGAGCACGTTGGTGGGCGTCAGAGAGTTTGGCGGAATCGCGACGGGTTACATGGACTGGAGCGGGCCTGCTGGAGTGCGCGGGTTTGAAGCCGCCAACGCATTAGGCAAGCAGATTGGTCAAGGTGATGCCGACGCTGCGCTGTTCAAGTCAGCGGTTCATGCGGCGGGGATTTTCCTCCATCTTCCCTCGGTGGCGATTATGCGTGCCGTGGAGGGTGGCGAGGCATTGATTGAGGGCGAAACAAGTAATCCGGCTGCGCTTCTTTTAGGCGCACCCAAGGAGTAAACCAATGACAATCTCCACAGAATCCACGCGGGTGGAGTACACAGGCGACGGGGCAACTTTACCGTTTGCCGTACCCTTCAAGTTTCTGGTCAAGACCGACATCGTGGTGGTGTTGCGTACAATCCTGACCGGCGTGGACGCCGTACAAACGCTGTACACGCACTACACGGTTACGGGTGCCGGGGATGCGAGCGGCACGGTTACGTTCGTTACAGCCCCTCCTAGCACGCAGAGGGTGGTGATTTACAACGATCCGCCTTTGACCCAACTCGTGGACTATATCGCGGGTGGGACATTCCCTGCGGAGACGCACGAGGAGGCTCTAGACCGTCTTACGATTCAGCAGAAGCGGACCCGTGAGATTACGACTCGAGCGATTCTTTTGCCGGATGCGGATACGGATGGGTCTGGTGCTTACGATGCGAAGAGCAACCGGATCAAGAACCTTTCCCCGCCGACTGCTACGACCGACGCAGCGTCGAAGGTCTATGTGGATTCAACGGTAAGCACAACCATTGGCCCCATACCCACGAGTGACGCCTATGTAACTGCCACGGGTAGCATCACCTCCAGGAAACTGGCCGACCGATGGGCTGAGATCAAGAACGTCAAGGACTTCGGTGCGGTAGGGGACGGGGTAACGGATGACACGGCTGCCCTAGTTGCTACTGCGGCTGCATCTGCGGCTGCACCCGGCAGTACAGTGGTGTTCGCTCCAGGCACTTATATGTGGGACGGAACTACGCTGGCCTTCGGAGATAACTTCAACCTCCAGGGTCACGGTGCTACGATCAAGATGATAGCCGGGACGTATAGCGGATATACTTATGCCATATCCAGCCGAATACCTCCAACTCCGCTCGGGTATGACGCGGGGCTCACACAGCATAACGACATCCGAATATCCGGCCTAACCATCGACGGTAACTACTCCAACGTAACAATGACCACGGGAAGCCTCTGCGGTATCTACCTAGAGTCCTGTACTAATGTGACTATCGAAGACGTAACTGTGTTCGACTGTGCTGGTGCGGATGGTTCACTCCCCGGGGTGGACATTTTTTATTGCACCGATGTACACATTCGGGGACATAAGTCTTACAACACCGACCGCCAGAACATTCAGTTCTGGGAGTCCACAGGGTCTTTGATCGACAGCACCCTTGGCCTCAGTCGCTACAGAGACTGCCTAATTGCGTCCTCCGCTTCACCTACACCGGACTTCCAAGGAAGCAAGCTGGACGTAACCAGCGTCAACATGGACAACACCGGCACCACGGCTGGGACCCATGTAGTTCGGTACTCTGGACACTCTGATGGGGTAATACGCTCCTGCAACATTACAGGCGATGGCGGCCTCGATGGGGTCTACCTGACTGACGTGGGAGCCCATATCCTGCTGGTGGAGGATAACTACATTTCTGGCTGTGAGTACGGGTTCTTAATTGAGTCCACTACCAACGGGAGGAAAGTAACATCCTTTAATAATAGGTACACCAACTGCACGAACGGCATTCGGTGGAACGCAGGTGGTAGCGATAACGTGTTCTCGTCTATCAGTGACAGGATCACAGGGGCAACAGCCCAGTCATTCTACATTTCCACATGCAACGATGTGCATATCACTAATCTGAACGCTTCCGGTGGTACTAGCCCTGTCTCCATTCTGACCTTCAATACCCTTAATATCAACGGTATGAATATCCAAGGTCACACAGATGCCAGCTACGCTCTCAACGTCAGTTCAGCAACGCAGACCGCACTTCCCAATATCAGCGGTGTCGTGATGCTGAGTAACACTTCGGACGCCATGAGTCTGGCATATGGTGCCAACGTACAAGGCACCACAGGAACCCAGGCAGGGGCAGGTCCGTACCTAACTCGGCTTGGCACGGGATACCTTTGGCGAGATGGCACGGGCGATCTTAGAATAAACTACGGCGTGCCAGCGACCGATACTTCTGGTGTCGCGGTTGGTACACAGTTTGCTGCGATTGCGATAGTGACCCTCGACAACACGGGAACACCGACAGTCAGCGGTGGGAATGTATTCATTACCGGAGGGGTGGCCACCATCACCGACTTCGATGACGGCGTGCTCGGCCAGACCATCACAGTGCTCTCAGAGCACGCAGTCACGATCACAGACGGTACAAACATCATCCTCAACGGTTCAGCCAACTTCGTCATGGCTGCCTCTGACTCGCTGACCTTGGTGCTCAAAGCTGACAACAAGTGGTATGAAACTGCGAGGATGGTGAACTAGATGCCCACCCTCATAGGAGCAACACGATGACAATCACCAGCACACAAAACCGGGTGAGCTATGCGGGCAACGGAGCCCCTGGCGTACCGGGCACCTTGGCCTTTTCGGTGCCGTTCAGGTTCCTCGCCATCAGCGACCTCGTGGTGCTAGTCCGCGTGGATGCCACGGGAGTGGACACCACCAAGACCTTGGACACGCACTACTCGGTATCGGGTGAGGGTGCAGCCACGGGTGGCACGGTGACGTTTCTGATTGAGGATGGGGAGCCTCAGACCGGCGAGACTCTAATCATCTACGGCAACCCTGCGATGACGCAGTTGGTGGACTACATCGCTGGCGGCACGTTTCCCGCAGAGTCTCACGAGGAGGCGCTGGATCGTCTGACGCTGCAAAGCACTCGGACCCGCGAGATTGCAGAGCGTGCGCTGCCGTTGACTGACTCGTCCACGGATGGGTCGGGGCAGTATGACGCCAACAGCAACCGCATAAGCAACCTGGGCACGCCTACGGCCACCACGGATGCAGCGACGAAGACGTACACAGATACGCTTGTGAATAACACTGCGCTGGGTCCGGCACCTACGGGGCTGATTGCTACGGGGTCGGTGACCTCGAGGTTGTTGGCTGACCGATGGGGTGAGATCAAGAACGTCAAGGACTTTGGTGCGACTGGTGACGGCGTAACCGATGACACCGTAGCCATACAGGCGGCAGTGGACGCCGTGACCACTGCGGGTGGTGGGGTCTTCTTTCCTGATGGGCAGTATGGGCTCAGTTCTCAGATTACTATCGAGTCCACCAAGCCCGTAAACTTGTTCGGCTCTGGGTTTGGGGCTGCGAACGGTTCCGACACCTCTATGGCTGGCTATGGCCCACACATCTACCCCATGAACTCCTTCGCCGGCTTTGCAGCCGATGCCCGGAGCCTCATCAGATACCAAGGTGGTACAGGTTACGGGGCCGCAGGTATCATCAACGGACTCACCTTTGCTGATACGTCTAACGGTGCAAGCGCGACGAATGACAAGCGTGGGCACCTTATTGACGCCGCTCTTTTCCTAGAAGACTTCAGTTTTGGTCAGGTACAGAACTGCTACTTTCGCCACCTCAACGGCTCGTGCATCGAAGCTCAGAACATGACAATGGGCAACATCGAGAATTGTTACTTCTTGTATAGCGGGCGAACGGGACACCCGGCGATCTACTTAAACGGTACGGTGTACGGCGTCCCACAGAGTCTTAGTTTCGAGAACTGCAAGGTGGAGGTTTGTTTCGACGAGCCATACCTGAAAATTTCCAACGGCGGTTCCGTTAAGGTTCTCGCCTCCGGCTTTGAGTCACACTCAACCCCAACTGGTGGAGCGGGTGTGCTGGCTGCAACCGGACAAACCTTCATCGCATTCACAGACGGAGGGGGCAACAACCATATTTCAGACTGCCACTTTAACAGGACTACAGGCACAGCGGTTACCATTGCTGCTGCCACTGCTCCCAATCTAATCAGGAACAGCCATTGGTCTACGACTGAGGGTATGTGTATTGAAACGGATGCCTCATCACAGTTTCAGGGTATTCAAGGCTGCCACTTCTATAGTGGTGGATCTGATGACTATGCCGTCAAGCTAGGCGGGACTGGTTGCAGCATAAGTGACAGCCAGTTCCGGTCTACAACCGGGGTCAAGCTCTCCGGTGTGGGTTGTCGGGCTACGGGCAACGTGTTTGAACTTGCCCGAACTACAGACACAGGTGCAGCAGAGGGCATTATCTACGTCACCGGGGCGAGGTCGGAGGTCAGTAATAATGCCCTATCGTGGCAAAACACTGGCGGTACAGCCGATATAACAGCAATACACATGGCAACATACGGGCCGGTCAGTGGTAACACCTTCTACAACAAAGCCACCGGGCTTGCTTCAATGACTTGCATCGACATTGCTTCCGGGGGTTGCTCGGTTACTAATAACTACTTCTGGCCCGGCGCTCTCGCAGAGATCAACTTCAATGGGCAAGAGTACCGAACGTATTCGTGGGGCAACAACGTGCTTGGATACAACGCAGCCTCAGACGGTGGTTACACCACCATGCTGCCCGTGTTGCGTGCCAGTGCGCCGACCCTAGCCGCCGAGGTTTGGAACAATGGCGGCAAGCTCCAGATAGGTCCGGGCATCACTGCCCTCGCAAACAACGCGACCCCACCCGTTGCAGGGGGCTCGACCTTCACCACAGGCGGGACTACCACCATTACCGACTTCGATGACGGCACTGTGGGCCAGACCATCACAGTGCTCTCAGAGCACGCGGTCACGATCACAGACGCAACGAACATCATCCTCAACGGCTCGGCCAACTTCGTAATGGCTGCCGCTGATTCACTGACGCTTGTGCTCAAAGCCGACAACAAGTGGTATGAGACTGCGAGGATGGTGAACCTCTAGATGCCCACCCTCCGAGGCAAAGTCTCGCGTCAGCAGTTCCCAGCAGGACGGGACGGGCAGGCCCTTGTGCTGGACACGGCAAGCCCACACGGCATTGCATGGCGCAGTGGCATCGACCGGCTGATAACCGACATCACCCCGGAGCTTTCGGGGAGTCTGGACTGCAACAGCTTCGACCTGACGAGTGTGGGGAACATTGGTTTCAGCGCAGTAACCGGCACCGTGGCTGGCATCCAGAACCAGAACCTGCTGGACAAGAGCGCCACCGAGACGGTGGCCGGTGCGTGGACATTTGGCGCTGCGTTGACGGTTGCCACACCTTCCGCCGGCACCCATTCTGCCACCAAGGCTTACGTCGATACGGCAGTGGGTGCTGCACCGCTTGACCGTGCTTGGCTCCATGCCAACGTCACCCAGGCATCGGTCTCCTACAGCTCGCTTGCGTTGAATACTGACCACTGGTACAAGCCAACAGCTTGGACGGTGCGGGACTCGAATAACTGGACGCACTCGAGTGGCGAGTTCACCTATGGCGGTGCGTTTCCAGCCAGTGGTACGCGGAAGTTCTTGGTGAGCTGGGCGCTGTCAGCGGAAAGCTACACGAGCAAAAACTACACGAACACAAAGGTCAGAGTGACGAAGGACACAGGCTCAGGCCATGCGGTCGTGCCGGGTTCGGTTGTGAGTTCGACCTGGTACGGAGTTGTCGGCATCTTCAGCCTGATATTCAATCGTGCCGATATTGCAGGGTCGTGTGTTGTGTCGATTGCCAGCGGTGACAAGATCGGGCTTGACTGGGGCCTACATTGCAAACACAACCCCGGCTCCACATTCAACGCGAGTTGGTACACCTGGGATGACGGCATCATCATCTCGATCACCCCGGTGGACATCAACCCATGATTAAAACCCTTTCTGAGATTTTACACATATACAGGGTGGCTTCGGGTGCGACACTTCGGTCTGAGTTGGCTGCAACAATGACCGCTGCTCAGCAGCTCAAGCTGGACGAAATCGAGGGACTCCTAATCGAAATTGGAGAGCCGACCTTGGATGACGAACTAGACGCCACGATTGTCGAACTCACAGCGATAAGGGACGAGTTATGATTATGACGTTGGAACTCTCGAGTGAGCATGTCGAGGTGATTTTGAATGCCTTGGCAGAGCGTCCTCTGCGTGAGACGGTTGCGGCATTTTTATCCGTGCAGCAGCAGGTGCGGGATCAGAGTCTGGGGGAACCCGATGAGCCAGCATGATCCACTCGACGAGTGGTGGCAGTACATCGTTGCCGGGGTGAGCACTGCGAGTCTGGCAGTGGCGAGTCATTTGCGGGTGAGGGACCGGGTGAAGACTTTGGAGATCCGCCAGGATGTCATCGAGGATAGGGCGCACCAGCTCGAGGAGACCCACGATGCGGTAATCCGGCTGGATGGCAGGATGAACACTCTCGAGACAGACCTGCGGAACAGCGGCGAGGCATTTGCGGCGACGATGAAGGAGACAGGTGAATCTCAGGCCCGTGTTGAGACTGCGCTGGAGCGCCTGGGAGAGCTTATCAAGCCATGAGGCAGCCACTGACACCCAGCGAGTTTGATGCCGCCTGTAGGCGACTGGTGAGGCTTGAGCCCTATCTATCGGAGACTTCGGGGCATAGGACGGTGGCGCGGAACAGAGCGGCTAACGGATCTGACGTGAGCAAGCATCTGCTCGGCATGGCTCGAGACTTTGCGGTGGATGAGGGGCGCGGACTTTACGCAGCGGAAACGACTGCGGAGGAGTTGGGGCTGTGGGCTGTGGTGCATGACGCAGGCAGCGGCAGTCATTTACACGTACAAGGACTGGCACCGGGGAATCCACCACGGTGGTGGTCACATAAATTCAACGAAGGAGAATGAGATGGACTTTTTGACAACGATTCAAGGACTGGACTGGACTGGTATTTTGCAGGCTGCGGTGTCGATTGTGGGTGCGTTTGCGGTAATCGCATCGCTTACCCCCAATTCAAGTGACAACGTGATTAGCGACTTCCTGCTGCGCGTGGTCAACGTACTGGGCGGCAATGTGAAGAACGCCGCGAACAAGTAGATGAGCGAGCTGCTTGTGCTGCTGCTGGCATTTTGCGCGGCGCTGGTGCTTGCACTAGGCGGCTGGCTTCGGGCATCTAAGAAGCAGGGCAACCTGGAGGGTCAAGTCGATGCGGGACGTATTCAGTTGGATAAGGCGAAGCGTGTCCTCGCGGAGTTGGCGCGTGCAGTTCCTCGCGGTCGCACCCTTGCTACTCGGCTTCGGGCTCGGATGCTGCACAAGGCCCCCGACGATAGGTCCGATCCCCCAGTGTCCTGAGCCGACTGAAGAGATGGTTCTAGAGTTGCTGGCGGATGAGATTCCCAGCGCAACGGCTGACTATATCGGGCGTGTGGAACTGCTGTGCTCGGCGTTGCAAGTGCTAGAAGAATGAGCCATGTCGCCAACTGAACGCGAATGGGGTGAACAATCGACCAAGCTGGAGCAATGCGTACATCAGCAACGTAATCTGCGGATGATAATCGAGTCGATGATGGAAGACGCCCACGAAGACCGTGCCGCTATAGCTCGGCTAAATGTCATGCTCAAGACAACGCTGTCAGTTTTGGCAGTGGTGTCGGGGTTGCTGGCGTGGACCCTCGAGATGGTGCTGCGGTGAATGATGTGGCGGTGTCTCCCAAAGCCACTTATTGTGTGCCTGGGGGATTCAATGGTTCAGGAACCGTCTTGGAAGAAGTGGCTTCGGATTCGAGAGGCCAGGATTCAGATCGACGAGATTGAGGGCCGTTGCCCGCTGCCGGTTGAAACCCCAATCGCAGAGATTCGACTGCTCGAGGTGTTTCTCAGGATTCCGATTGAGATTCCCCCGGACGCCGTGGCCGACCTCTACCGCGAGCTGCGAGACAAGGCCCTCTCAAGTACCGACGTGCCGCTCATCAAGAATACCCCGATTTCAGAGAAGACCCTTGAGGCGACCGTGTTTGCAGTGGCGCGCAGCCAGAGTGGGGACGCATGGGGCGACGTGTTTGACGAGTGGACGAGGTACGCCAAGAGTCAACGCAAGGGCAAGCAATGGGGCTTTGCTTCGACCCAGAGTTTCATCTCTGCCACGCGCAAGACGTACAAGCGTCTGACTGGCCGCGACCTTCAGTGGAAGAGGCAGCGAGGGGAGCGGAGGTAGGGCGCGCCATCCCTAGCGACTGAGCCCATCAATCATTCGCCACGGGGCACCAGGCTCTCGTCCGCTGATGGAGATGAGCGTGTACCCTATCCGGTCGGTAAGGATCTTGATCTCTGTAGAGTGACGTTGCCGGTTGTCGAGTGCCATCTTGCCCAGCACACAGATCAAATGCCCCCCACCCGTTTCGGTGAGACAAAGCAGGAGGCGGGGTGTATGCCCTTTTTCTCGCAGCAGGGCTCTACATGCGATGGCAAAGTCGTCGCAGTCCCCCGTCACTCGTTCAAAGTCTTCGGGAAGTCTCCAGTCGTCGATTGATCCTGGGTGTTGGACGCTGTCTTTGACGTATCTGAATCCTGCAAGGACTTTCTTGTGAACCTCGACGGTGTCGTCGATATAGCTTTGTGGGCTAGCAGTCGGCATTTTCTACGCCATCCCTTTCCTGCCATTCGATACACCCACTTGGTGGGGTCACTTCAGGGCCTAGGATGAACGGGTCATCGAGTTCAGGGTTGAGTGGGTTTTCGGTCGTCGGTGTGACGCACCCCAAGAGCAGGGACAAAGAAAACAAACAAACAATCGCCAGCACTTTATGCTTCATCGCGACATGGGACCTAACCCTGCACATTTAGTGGGATCTCGTCGCGGAGCAACTTCGTCACCCCTCTGCCTCGTAAATGATCTCGTCGATTTGATCTTGGCAGTCGCTAACCGATGCCCCGTTACCGCAACGCTTGTCTTCGGGACCGTCGTAATCGACGTGGGCAAAGTCAAAGTCGAAGTCTCGGTGTGGGATGGGCTTCGGGTCGAACGAGATGCTGTAGCCTCGGTATATCATCCCCTCCTCCATATCAGTGAGCGGTAAACCACCCTGATTGCCATGTGCGCCTGTTTCGACTTGCGCGACTCACCCGCCTCCTCCATCCAGCCGCACTTCTTTGCGTGCTTCATGACCGCGCCGAAGGCTCGTGGGGAAGCGGGACGTTCGAGACCTGCATCCCACACATCGTCGCAGAACAGTTTCCCGTGCTTGAGCAGGTAGCTGTGAACGAACCCCTTCGCGTACTCGACCCACTCCTCGCCACTCCGACCAGTCGATTGCCGTAGGCCCTCCTGCTGACCCTTGAGTGCTTCGGCAGGAGTAGGCATGTCGAACAGTCCCGGCTGTTTAATGTCGCTCATTTGACGTGCAACTTTTGCCGCTGCACCATCTCAGCCCCGGGCACAGGTTCATTCTTGAGGGCTTGCCGCAGCTTGATTTTGTCAGGCCGAGGAGCGGGTGTGACGGGCTCGGTCATGAACTCCGCAGGGAGCTTGCTCTCGTCCGTGATCTCGACGGCACTCGATTTAGTCCACTTCAACCAATGCCTGTCATCCCTAACCGACTGGCCTTGTGGCAGATGCCGCTCCACATACGCCTGGAGCTTCTCTGCGCGCCTCTTATGGCCTTTAGCTCGCTCGGCCAGTGCATCGGCTTGGAGCTGCACAGCGTCACCCTCGGCACGCTCACCCTTGATGTAGCCAGCAAGCGATAGGATCTTCAGCTCTCGATCAAGCTCGAGGGCGTCGATTTCAAACAGTGCCAGCTCATCAATCTCGCCGGTATCGCGATCCGTGGCCGCGTAGATCATTGCTTCGAGACGTTCGTCCATCTGCCAAAGTTTCAAACTCATGTGGATCTCCAGGGTGAGCCTGGGCATCACCGTGTTCTTGGTGACACCCAGACTCGTTGGGAGGTTCGGTTTTAGAACGGCGAGCCATCGTCGGAGGGGATGTTCTCATCCATCGCTGGAGCCACGATGCGGACCCGCAGGCAATCGACAATGTTGCCGCCAAACGAGGTCTTGTCGGGGTAAATCTGCACCGGCTTGCCGATCCAGTTGTCCGTGTCGTCGCCGTAGTACGCACCGATCATCTTGGAGTTCGTCACGTTCAGAACCCAACCCTTGGTGCCGTTTTTGAACTTGAACGGAGAGTCGGTGAAGTAAACGCAGGGCCTACTATCGGCATCTGCGCCCTGGCCGACCTCCTCCATGACAACCTTCTCAATCGTTAGATTGATCGGCTTGCTTTCAAGATCTGCTGCTTTCATGTAGGCGGAGGGGAATGCTGTCTGGATATTCATTGTGTGTTCCTCGTGTTGTGGTGTGGGTCGAGTGGGTTGCCCCGCCATCGTTTTACTGATGACGAGGCACCTACTCACTCTCGGCGAGAACATCCCGCCCGTATCCATCGACACCAATCGACGCCGATGAATTGTTCACATGGGTTTCCATGCTGAAAATGGTGATGACTGCTGCCGCGACGATGACCGCAAGCACTACGAGTTTGCGTAGGCGGCGTGGCTTACGGTTGTGCGTGGTTGGCAATGCGAAGTCGAACTCGAGTGGCTTGCGACCGTAGAGATGTCTCATTGCCCCGGCTCCAGCCGTGAGCCAGCCAGATCGGAGATGCGGGTGGGAGCCTCGTGATTGGCGACGGGCTCGTTTTCACGCATATGGAGTGACTGGCCTTTGAACTCGTATTTGAGCGCGTCAACGATGCGGTCGGTGAACCCCACGTCTAGACCGCGCTCGAAACCCTCTGAGAGAGCATCGTTGAGCGTCTGGGCGAGGTCTTCAAGGTCAACGGAGTGCTCGACGGGTTCAGCCTTCTTGAAAATCGCCACGAAGTCGCCGGCTTCTGCGAGCGCGCTGTTGAGAGCACGAACCTGATCGCGGGCCTGATCGAGAGAAAGGAACTGGGTGAGGTTGCCCGCCAGCTCGACCCTGCCGGTTTCATCTTCTTCGGGCGGCTCAAACCACGCTTCTTTGATCGTGACACGCAGTGACACGTAATCGTCTAGGGTGCGTTCTTTCTCCCAGAACGTGGCGTCAACTTCGGTTTCGCGACCAGTCGTGTGAACTGTCACGTCGATGGCGCGGGCGTCAAGTTTGTACTCATCCGTGGTGCTTGCAGTGATGGCACCGTTTGACAGTTCGACCTTCATGTTCTCGCCTCCCGTTGTTGAAGTTAAGCTATATTTGCCACAGGTCAAATGAGATGTCAACCTTTTGAGCGAGTCCATTGCAAATTTAGCTTAACTTCGGCAAGATGCTCACATGACAAAGTGGAAGAGCCATCCGATAAGCAAATACATGGATCGTTTCGAGCTGACCAACACCGATTTCGCGGAGAAGCTCGGCGTGACCAGACAGCGAGTGTCCCAGATTATCAACCAGCCTGGAGGTACGATCTCGGTCAAACTTGCCCGGAAGATAGTCGAGATCACGGCTGGAGAGGTCAAGTACGACGATCTGTTCAACTGGGTTCCGATGACGAAGGCCAAGAAGAGAGCCGCGACGAAGGCAGGAAACAAGCCTGAGCGGGCGAGTACATCATACTAAATTAACCTTTGGGGGGTGAATACGAATGGCGAGACCGAAGCCACATTTCAAGATCCACCTATCTATTGATAGCCATAAGAACACTGCGGTGATGTGGGGGAATGTCATCGACCGTGGAATTTATTGCGAGTTGGGCAGGCTGTCGGTGCAGAAATATGCCTCGAAAACCGGGAATCAATTCCACATGAGTACGGCCGAATTGATGGTGGTGACCGGCTGCGAAACGGCTGGAGCTGCAGCGTTGAGATGGAAAGCTTTCCTGAGGCACTGCACACTTGGAGCAAAGGCACTCGGGGGTTACCCGCCTATTACCTCAGAGGCACTCGGTAGGCACTGGAGAGTTACGATCCGCAACCTCTCGGAAAAGCAGGGGTTTGTATCCGGTAATAAACAAGAATGTACTCCTACAGAACACAGAGCACAGAATGAAGAACAAATAGCATTAACTACCCCCTCGACATACAAGTGGCAGAGGCCCGAGAGCGCGCCATTGCTTCCTGTCGAGACCGTCAAGAATATGGTCGCCGTCAAGCCCAATGGGGTAACCCACACAGCCGAAAATGTTCAAGTCTGGTGGCAGTGGGTAGTGCCGCAAATGCTGGATCGTGGGACCGAGGTTGAGAATCTCGGCAGGGCTCGACCGAATTGGTGGAAGCGTCTACGAGCCGATGACATGGCAACTGCTCGTGCGTGGATTTCAAAATCTATCGTGTACGAGCAAGCCGCAGAGTTTGACGAGGCCGCAGAGGGCGACTCATCAAAACCACAATTCACCGATGACGAAATTCAGGAGGCAGCCAATGCCCTTTCATGAAAACGGCAAAGCCAGGGGCTACCTGGAGATGCTGAACGACATTCCACTCGCGGATCGGCCTGAATTTGCCAGCACGATTCCAGACATGAAGGCATTCGAGGATGGTTTGTTGGAAGCTGGCTGCCCACTCAACGAGATCGACCAACTCATCACCGAACTCGAGTTCTATCGCAGTCCAAACAGCAAGGTCGATGATCCAGCCGTCGAGCTTATGAGGGTCTTGAGCGAGTCAATTCGGATACCAGACGAGAACAGCGCCATAGATCTGCTTGAGAGCACCCTAGAATCGCGTAAGCCGCGTTTTAAGACGGGGTTGGCATCTTTGGACCAGATGACAGGCGGAGGCTGCTACGGGCTAACCACGGTCGCTGGAGACGCGAAGGCAGGAAAGACACTTTTCGCATTCTCAACTGCGGTCGAGGCAGCGTTATCTCCAGAGGCGTGGAAGGTTGTTTATTTCAACGCGGAACTAGATCGCAACGAAGCCATTATGGCGGTCATTCGTAAATGTGAGGGTAAAATCCCGCCCGAACTGGGTGAGAGGATGACGTTGATTACCCCCGACTACACCTTCCAGCCCAGAGATGCGATCAGCCGGATTCGGGAAGCAATCGAGTTGGGAGATGAGAAGGTTCTGGTTGTGCTCGACTCGATCAATGCGTTGATTGATTTATCGAGTGACGGGAGTGGCGACGAAGTCATCGACTACTGGTCTGCGGCTGCGTTGTGGCGGAACTTTGCCGTGCGGGCGACGAAGAACTCAGGCGGCAAGATTGCATTCCTAGCCGTTTCGGAGACCAACCGTGCTGGTGGAATCAAAGGTGCGGCCCTCGAGTATAAAAGCGACCTTTGCGTAAAAATATGCAAGGATGACCAGAACCCGACACTGGTTGATATTGACGTTATGTTGTCACGATCTACGCCGTCAGGTCCGTTGGGTACATTCTATCGAGACTGGCTGAACTGTAAATTCAAGCAATGCGACAACACTTTTAAGTAGGGGTGACTGACGTGAAGCCAGACAAATTGTCAGACGAGGAGTCTGCAAAGTTAGCCTTCATGCGCTGGGTGGCGGCATCCAGTGATAAGGCGTGGCTTCCTCGTCGGTCAGCGGCTGAAGCGGTTTGGTCATTTGTCGCAGCCTGGGTGAAAAGTGATGGGTTTGGGGTCAAGGACAAAGGGGAACGGTGACAACTGGAACGAGATGCTTTTCGATGAGGACCGAAGACGAGCTGCCGGGGACAAGCGGACACTTTTGGAACCAAGACCTCGAATGCCAAAATGGAAATTGCAGCAGCAATTGGTCTAAAAACCGAGATCGTCCAAGAGTCTGCAACTTCGCCAGTTACCGGCCTGCACCCCATATGACGGGTCAACTCAAACGAGACCTCGAGCTACATTCCCGACACGGGGATTCAGATGACTCGTTCACCAAGGTTGCGGCCGAGATGGGGATGAACCGGCACGAAGCCTATGCCGCCTACCAGCGAGCCCGCCGCTATCACAAAACAATGGCGGCGCGGAGATGAAGCGCCGAATCATCGCCATCGACCCCGGTACAGACCGCAGCGCGGTGGTGACAATCGACATCGACGGCGAAGTCCACGGCCAGATCCTCGACAACTACGTGCTTGAGAAATGGCTGGAGGATTTCCACCACAAGAAAGATTGGTGCTGCGCAGTCGAGATGATTGCCTGCTACGGGCAGCGAGTAGGCCGGGAAGTATTCGAGACCTGCGTCTGGATCGGTAAATTCATGTCCGCATGGCAAACTCGCACGATAGCCGAACCCGCAAGACTCGTCCGACGAGATGTGAAGATGGAGCTGTGCTCGACCAATCGCGCCAACGATGCAGATATTCGCGCTGCATTGATCGACCTCTACGGACCCGGCAAGCTCAAGGCTGTCGGATTGAAAGCCTCTCCCGGCCCACTCTACGGCTTCAAAAAAGACATGTGGGCTGCGTTAGCGGTAGCCGTGACATTCGACAGGATGCTCGACCGCACCGCAATCCATGTCAAAAAGCTGGGGGGAATAGGATGAGTAAAGGCGGGGCGAGACTGGCCCCATTTGATTCTAGAATTACAGATGCCTGGGCGGCGGGAGCTAGATGGGTGCTCGAACGCATCCAAGCAGACAGGGTTGAACCCTCAATCGTAGAGGGGGAAGTCGCAGCCATCGCAGAGCAATCTACGAAGCGGCAGAGTGAACGGCCTAAACGTAAATTCGCAGGGAAAAGGCGATAAGTCATTGACGTGTGACCGGATGTGTCACAAGGGGGATAAAAGCTCGGGATACCGGGTGCAACCTCCCGCAGTGGATGGATGGGTCACCCCTACCATTACTGCGGCGGGGGGTGGCGGGGATTAAACCTTGCCATCCCTCGCTTATATCAACGTCGTAGTCGTTCGCACTGAATTAGTGATCAAAAGTGAGGAGTGGATTCCTGCCGCGATTCGAGAAGGGACACGAGAAGGTTGGCGGTCGGAAGCCTGGATCGCTCAACAAGAGCACCCGTTCAGTCCGTGACGCACTGGTACGTGCCCTCGAGGCTACTGCCGAAGATGGCGGCGAGGAGTTCTTCACCGATCTCCGCGACTCCGATCCCAAGACGTTCGCCACGCTCGTGAGCAAGCTCATTCCCAACCAGACACACATCACAGGCGACGAAGGTGGTCCGGTGGTGATTATCAAAGATTATACCGGGGGAGCCAGTGGCAGCAGCGACTGAGGTCCGCCTGGGAGTGCCCCAGTATCCCGTGCTGAACGCCTTTCTGCGCTCACGGGAGCGCGTTTCAGCCATCATGGGTCCGTTGGGCTCGGGCAAGACCTTTGCAGCCGTGCAGCGCATTCTCCACCAAATGACTGAGCAGAAGCCAAACGCGAAGGGCCAGCGGCCCAGCCGGTGGCTTGCAGTCCGCAATACTTACCCTGATCTCATGTCCACCACTCAGAAGGATTTCTGCGCGGTTTTTGAGGGTCTGGGCAAGATGAGATACGGGGGACTGTCTCCACCGACGTTCACCGTGGACTTCCATCTCGAGGACGGCACGCACGTCTTGAGCGAGATGGTATTCCTCGCCCTCGACCGAGAGGATGGAGTCCGAAAGCTGCGTGGACAACAGGTCACTGGCGTGTGGTTCAACGAAGGCAAGGAAATCCAGAAGTCGATTATCGACATGGCCGACCTTCGTCACGGACGTTACCCGTCGATGGCCTCGGGTGGTGTCGAATGCACTTGGCATGGCATGATCCTCGACACCAACGCACCCGACGAAGACTCTTGGTATTACAACCTGGCCGAGGTTGTGCGGCCAAAGGGCTGGAAGTTCTTTCGCCAGCCGGGTGGCGTGTTTCCTGGGGACAAGGTGGGCGAGTGGATTCCGAACCCTGACGCCGAGAACCTCGAGAACCTACCAGAGGGCTACTACCGCCGAGGCTTGGAGGGCAAGTCGCACGATTGGATTCGTGTATCCCTCGCCAACGAGTATCACTTTCTGGTGGATGGTAAGCCTGTCCACCCGTGGTTCGTCGATTCAATCCACACGGCAGATGAACCCATCGAGGCAGACCGCCGCTATCCACTCATCATCGGCATTGACTTCGGGCGCACTCCTGCTGCGGTTGTCACCCAGCACATCGAGGACATGGGCCGGCGAGTCGTGCTGGACGAGCTGGTCGCCACCGATATGTCAGCGGCGATCTTCGGCCCCGAACTCAAACGCTGGCTAGACACGAAGTATTCGGAAATGCCGGTGGAGGTGTGGTGCGACCCATCAGGTTCAGCACAGGGTCAGGCTACCGAGGACACACCGATCCGCATCCTTCGGGCTGCGGGCATTCCTGCGAAGCCGTGCGCGACGAACAACCCAGACCTGCGCCGTGCATCGGTGTCAAACCCAGCACTGCGCTTGTGCATGGACGGCAAGCCTGCACTCCAGGTCAGTCCCACAGCCAAGATGGTACGGAAAGGATTGATGGGCGGGTTTTGTTACCGCCGCATGAAGATTGCAGGCAGTGAGCGTTACACCGACCTGCCAGACAAGAATGAGTATTCGCACCCGGTCGAAGCCGCAGAGTATGCGCTGATGGGTGGAGGCGAGGGACGAGCAGCACTGATCCCCGCGAATCGCAGCCGTGGCGGCAACCAGACTCAGGCGGTGATGTAATGGGCCTCGACTTTTTCCGCGAAGAGACAAACTGGGAGCAAGCCCAGAGTGACGTGATCGCATGGGGCTACCCAAGGCCCGTGAGCGACCTCGAGGCTCAGTCCGCCTCCTGGGTCCGGTACGGCGAGAAAGTCCTTGTGTGGTTCCTCCAGGGCCCTGAGGAGGAAAGTCTCGCGTTACACGCATGTGCAGCGCCCGAGGCACGGGGTCGGTTGGGAACAGAGCGTCATATGACTGGAATCGAGGTCATTGGCGAGCTGCTCGGTGCGAAGCGGCTGTGGAGTGTAACGGGCTTGCCGGGTGAAGATCCCCGCATCCCAAGGATTATCATGCGCCGGTTTCTATCGGCTCGAGGCTGGACGAATGCAGAACGCGGAACCTTTCGCGATTTAGGAGTGAACTGAATGGCGACACAGAACTATAGCGAGGGTGTATTTAAGCCTGCGTTTGGGGGTACCCGCGCTTACGACTACAGCGTGATGGGTGGAAAGAGATATGGCGAGGTTGATTGGGATGACCTCGCATCTGTGCAGAAATTCTCGGGGATTGCCAAGCAACAATGGGATCAGAAAAAGGCGCAGCTTGAACAAATCCCCTTGCAGAATACAGGTGATCGGCTGATTTCGTCTGGGAACATCGTAGATCCGGTAGTTGGCGTCAGGAACCCGTACTACTCCCAAGGATTAGGCCCGGAAAATTACAAAGGCATGTACGAGTCCGACCAGGTCGGCGATCAAGCCCGCTGGTTTGAGGCGAGTTACAACAAGTTTGAATTGCGAGCGCAGGAACTGAAGGGGATCGCTGCGGCTGGCGGGCCGAAACAATTCGCAGCCCAGCAGACAGCGAGAGAAGCACTAAGCAAACCATTTGCCGAGGGTGCTCGGAGTGCAGAACTGTTGCGTCAGGACCGAGGGCCACGAGTGGGCGGCGGTGCACCTCAAGGCGGTGCGGGTCGGCAAGCCAATCGAGCAAGAGCAGCCGAGGGCCGACGCCTTACCTCTAGTGACCGTACAACCGGCAGCGGTGGCGGTGGCGGTGGCACTGCGAACAGGCGACTACGCGCTGCCAACTTACTCCGGCAACCACTCGGTGCAGGATCACAATCAGCAGCCCAATTGCTGGGCTAGAAGGAGAACACAATGGGAATGGAAGCCTTAGTGATTGCGTCGATACTAGCCTCAACCGCGACCTCTCTTGCCACTCAGCCGAAGTCACCAAAATCGCCTGGGAAGCCCGAAGTACCGGCCGATCTGTCGGGGCAAGCGGAGCAGACTGCACGGCGTATGGCTGAACAACGGCGCAGGCAGGCTGGGCAAGGCGGTCGAGCCAGCACGATCATGTCGGGCTCACCACTGGGTCAACCCGGTCAAGCCAACACATCCAGCAAGTACCTCACAGGGGCATAGAATGGCGAAATCAGTAGAGGATTGTCTGCGTAAGCTCGCGGAGTTGGAAGGCCGCCGGTACAACTGGGATAGTCATTGGTCCGAGGTCGCCGAATTGGTGTGGCCTGCGGCGGATGAGTTCCTGACCTCTCGCACTCCAGGTGAGAAGCGAAGCGCCACGATCTTCGACGCCACTGCTGCGTTAGCACTCGAGAAGTTTGCGGCGGCAATGGAGTCCATGCTCACGCCGAGGGCACAGAAGTGGCACACACTCAAGAGCACCAACGATGACCTAAACAAGGATTCAGCAGTCAAGAAGTGGTTTGAGGAGGTGGGCCGGATCATGTTCCAAGCCCGCAACTCGCCGAAGGCAGGCTACTACGCGCAGATGCACGAGGGCTACAAGAGTCTCGGTGCCTTTGGCAATGCGTGTTTGTTTGTCGATGAGCCCAAGCAAGGTGTCGGCGTGCGATACGTGCAATGCCATGTGGGTAGTGTGTTCATCGAACTCGACCCGGCACGCAAGGTAGATACCGTCTATCGCAAGTACACGATGAGTGCGAAGGCAGCCGCTCAGGAGTGGGGACGGGACAAGCTACCGCCAAAGGTTGCGGTGGCATTCGAGTCCGTAGACAACCACTACAAGCAGTTTGATTTCCTCCATGTTGTCACTCCGCAGCTCGAGCGCGATCAAGACCGCAAGGACTACCACGGTATGCCGTGGATGTCGTATCACATCAGCATTGATGATAAGGCGATTGTCGACGAGGGTGGGTACGAAGAGTTCCCGTACATGTACAGCCGTTACACGGTGAACCCGACCGAGATGTATGGCCGAGGTCCCGCGATGCTCGTGCTGCCCGCGATCAAGATGGCGCAGGAGATGCAGAAGACATTCATTCGCAGCGGGCACAAGATCGTGGACCCGCCGCTACTACTTCATGATGACGGTGTTCTGGGCACCGGCTCCAAACAGGTCAGATTGACCCCCGGCGGGCTGAACTACGGCGGCGTCGATGCTCAGGGCAGACCTCTTATCGTGCCGCTTCAAACCGGGGCACGGCTAGACATCACCGAGGGGATGCTCGAAAAAGAGAGGATGACAATCAACGACGCCTTTCTCGTGACGCTCTTTCAGATTCTTGTCGATCAGCCGCAGATGACAGCCACCGAGGCATTGATTCGTGCTCAGGAGAAGGGGCAACTGCTTGCACCTACCGTGGGTAGGCAGCAGTCCGAGATGCTTGGGCCTCAGATTCACCGTGAGTTCAACATTCTAGGCCGGCAGGGTTATCTGCCAGAGATGCCTGGTGTGTTGGCTGAGGCTGAAGGCGAGTACGACATTACCTACGAGAGTCCTGCGATGCGGTTTCAGCGCAGCGAGGAACTGGTAGGGATTCAGCGAACGCTAGAGATTGCCATGCCATTTGCTCAGGCTGATCCCAGCGTGCTGTCGATCTTCAAACCAGACGAGATCATTCGACTGGCGGCTGAGATCAACGGTGCACCTAGTGACATCCTGCACACTTCAGACGAGATGGAAGACATTGCCGAGCAGCAACAGCAGCAGGCGCAGCAACAGCAGCAGATGGAGAGTATGCAGCAGATTGCTCCGGCGATGAAGGATATGGCTCAGGCTCAGGCTGCACTGCCAGCGGAGGCTGGCGTTGCGTGATTCACTCCTGGCTCGCAGTCAGGCATACAAGTCGATCTTCGATGGAGAGAGGGCAACCGCCGTCTTGGATGACTTGGCACGCTTTTGTCACGCCAACAGCACAACCCACGTCGAGGGTGACAGTCACGGCACGTCGCAGCTCGAGGGTCGCCGTCAGGTTTGGTTAAGGATTCAGGGATTCAGGGATCTGGTGCAGAGCACCGAGGAACCGGCTGCCGAGGCCGAACAGTAATTACTAGGAGGAGTCATCATGTCCGAAGAAGTAGCAGCACCCGCAGCACCAGAAGTCGCGTCAGTCGCGTCAGAAGCCGCACCACTGACCGCAGTGAGTACGGAGGCACCGGAAGCCCCAGCATGGACTGCGGGGCTTGCAGAGGACGCTCAGGGCTACGTCGAGAACAAGGGTTGGAAGGGTGCGGATCAGATGCTTGATTCGTACCGCAACCTCGAGAAGGCGATGGGCGCACCGGGCGATCAGGTGTTGCATCTGCCCAAGAATGCAGAGGATGCAGAGGCTTGGGGCAAGGTGTACTCGAAGCTAGGTAGACCAGAGGACGCGGCGGGTTACGAACTCAATGGTGGTCCCGAGGTTCCCGAGGGTAGTCTTGACCTCACTCCTGACCTTGCAAGCTGGGCACATGAGGCGGGTTTGTCGAAGACTCAGGCTCAGAGCATCTATGAAAAGTACAACGGGCGGATGGAGCAGGCCGTCCAGGAGAATGAGAATCAGCGCATGGAGCAGGCTAGTGCCGAAGAGGCAGCTCTGCGGAAGGACTGGGGTGGTGCCTGGGAGGAGAACATTGCCGCCGGCAGCCGGTTTAGGCAGAAGTTTGGAATCAACGATGCCACGATGAACAAGCTGGAGAATGCACTGGGTGTGCGCGGTGTACTCGAGCTGGCGGCAGAGATTGGGCGAGGGCTGGGCGAGCATCAGGGAATGCCCAGCGGCGAGGACTCAGGCGCAGGCAGTCAGTTTGGCATGACCCCGGCAGCCGCCAAGGCCAAGATCGCGGACTTGTTTCTAGACGATAAGTTCAAATCGGACTATCTCGTGAAGGGTTTGCCCGAGGCAAAGGCCCGAATGAACCGATTGCACGCACTCGCTCATCCAGAGGTTGCAACTGAGTAACTTCTGTGACAAGGGAGTAACTGTACTACCGCAAGACCATTGAACCACGGCCCCGGCATGGCAACCGGGCAAGCCTTCCAGCCAACGAAATGGCCCCGAGGTGGCACTCGGGCAAGCCCTGGAAGCCGTGTGTATTTCAATGATGGCCCCGCCAATGGGCGGATAAGCCTCGCAAGGCGCAATTATGCGTCAGAGGACTATCTCAAATGTCAGATCAAATCTCAACTGCCTTTGTGCAGCAATACAATACGAACGTCGCCCACCTGCTTCAGCAGAAGGGTTCCAAACTCCGCGACAGTGTTATGACGAGTTCAGCCACCGGCAAAGCAGCAAAGGCTGTGGAGCAAGTGGGTGCAGTCAACGCAGTCAAGCGGACCACGCGGCACTCGGATACGCCGCTGATTTCCACTCCTCACGATGCACGCTGGGTCTTCCCGGTGGACTACGAGTGGGCGGATCTCATCGACGATCAGGACAAGGTGCGGATGCTCATTGATCCGCAGTCACCGTATGCCGTCAACGGGGCGTATGCCCTGGGCCGCGCCATTGATGACGAAATCCTTGGATCGTTCTTTGCCACGAGCAAGACCGGCGAGAACGGCACCACGGACGAAGCCTTTTCGACTGATCAAGATGTGGCGATTGACGGGACGAGCGCCCTGACCATCGCTCAACTGTTGGAAGGGAAGCGGCTGCTCATGCAAAACGAGGTCGATCTCGATAACGACCAGATTTTCATGGCAGTCACCGCAGCGCAGCATGAAGACCTCCTGGGCATGACACAGATCCAGACCATTGATTCCAATGCCACCAAGGTGTTGGTTGACGGTCGGGTGCGTTCATTCCTCGGAATCAACTTCATCACGACGGAGCGCATTCCCGGCTCTGCCGATCCTTATCCTCTCCCGATGTGGGCGAAGAGCGGGATGCACTTGTGCGTCTGGAACGACATCACCACCAAGATCAGTGAGCGCGAAGACAAGAGCTACGCGACTCAGGTTTATTGCAAGGCAACAGTCGGAGCGACTCGTATCGAGTCTGGCAAGGTTGTGCGGATTTACGCCGCGACCAACTAAGACCCATGATGTGAAGGGACCGGGGCGGAGTCGTGCCGGTCCCTAAGCGTCACTGTTAGACAGAAGGAATCAAAATCATGGCAACGAATTACTTTTCAGATCTTTATGCAGGACTCGCAACCCCAAGCACCCTCGACATGCAGAAGCGTGCATCGGCAGGCGTGTCTCACGGGCGACTTCGATATGCAGTCGTAAGGTTCGATCCCGGTGAAGCTGTGACAATCAGCTCCAACGTCCGGCTCAAGCAGTTCAAGAGTGGAGATCGAATCAACTCGATCCTCATCTCTTGCACGGATGCCGGTACGGCAGGAGACCTGGACATCGGTCTCTACAAGTCTGGGGCAAACCACGACGGCGCTGTAGTTGACGCTGACGTCTTTGCCACCGCGTTGGATGTGAATGCTGCTGCGCTTTCTCAGGTAGACGTGTTCGACGAGGCTGGGCTTGACGACCAGGACCGAGGCAAGACGCTTTGGGAACTCGCCGGTCAGTCTTCCGATCCGATGGAAGATTGGGACCTCACGCTGGATGCAGTCGAAGCGACTACGGCAGCGGGTTGGGAAGCGACAATCGAGATCTACTACACCGCAGGCGATTGAGTTCTAAGGGAGCCAGTAACGAATGCCCAGTGCAACGGACATTTGCAACAGGGCGCTAAGTCGTGTTGGCGAAGCGCGGATTACTTCACTCACGGATGACTCTAAGCAGGCTCGCGCCTGTAGTAGTGCGTATGCACACATCCGTGACGAGGTATTCCGCGCTCACCCCTGGAACTCGGTCATCACCCGCGCCAAGTTGGCAAAGCTCGCCGATGCGCCACCATTTGGGTATGACGCGCACTACCAACTGCCGGCGGATTGTCTGCGTGTAGTGGAGGTGTACAACACCTCTCTGCCGTGGGTTATCGAGGGCAGGAAACTGCTTTCAGACGAAGGCTCGCCGGTTTCCATGCGCTACGTGCGGCGTGAAGAAGATCCCAATCAATGGGACTCTTTACTTCAAAGCACCGTTGCGGCACGTCTGGCGATGGAGCTGTGCGAGGAGCTTACGCAGAGCAACACCAAGCGGCAGATTGCAACCCAGGAATATCAGGGGTTGATGAGCTTGGCTCGGAAGGCAGACGGGCAAGAGTCTTCGCCCATGCCGTTCGAGGAGGATTCTTGGATCAACGCGAGGTATTGAGAGATGGCAAAAGCCTCGACCATCCAATCATCATTCAACGCGGGCGAGCTTAGTCCCACACTCGACGGTCGCGTTGACTTGGCGAAGTATGGCTACGGCTGTGCGAAGATGGAGAATTTCTACCCACTCGTTCAGGGTGGAGCGCGTAAGCGCAGCGGCACTCGGTTTGTAAACGAGGTCAAGGACTCTGCGGATGTAACCCGTCTGATCCCGTTTGAGTTCAACACGACCCAGGCGTACATACTCGAGTTTGGCAACCTGTATATGCGGGTGTACAAGGACGGCGGGCAAGTGCTCGACTCCTTGTCTGCGATCTACGAGATTGCGACCCCGTACCCCTCTGCGAGCTTGGGCGCGATTCAATACGCGCAGTCTGCGGATGTGTTGTACCTCGCGCATCCTGACTACAATCCACGCAAGTTAATCCGCACAGCGCACGATGCTTGGACGCTTTCGATCATTGCGTTTGACCATGTGCCGTTTGAGCCGACAAACTTAGACGTTGCGGTTAAGGTTTGGTGCTCGCATACGACCGGCGAGGGCCGCACGCTTACCAGCGCATCGGCAGACGCAACCTGCGACACTACAAACACAGACGCCACGGTAACGATGGATTCGACCACCAACATCCGTGCCGGGATGGCAGTCAGTGGCAGCGGCATACCCACATCCACAACGGTTGCCTCGGTCACGAATGCCACAACCTTTGAGCTGTCTGCTGCGGCAACCATAACCGCGACGAATGCCACCCTGACATTTCAGGAGGCATTGTTTACGAGCAACATGGTGGGAGGCCAGTTCAAACTCTCGGAGTTACTCGGCAGCAATCACGGGGTCTGGGAGGCTCGTTCTGACAACACAGCTTACGGCGGGTCTTTGAACGTTGGCGAAAGCGTTTACTTTGAGAACAATGTTTACGAGTTGACAAGCAAGAGCGCCTCGGGAACGCCATCGACGAATACCGGCACGAGTGCCCCGATCCATGACGTGGGCACTGAAGCGGATGGTAAATTCGACTGGCTGTTTCTGCACAGCGGTTCCGGTTATGTCACGATTACCGCAGTCACCGGGAAGTCCATTTCTGCCACAACCGACGCAGCCCCAGTATCCGTAACCACTACTGCCGCACACGGCTATGTGACAAGCAACAGCGTGTATATATCAGGCACTGGCATCACGGCACTTGACCGTAAATACTGGACTGTCACGAAAACGAGTGACACCACGTTCACGCTGGACACAAGCACGGCCCCCGGTTTCACATCCTCATCCGGCTTTACGGATGGATTCACCGCAACGTGTGACGTTGTAAAGACTCTGCCCGATAGCGTGGTGGGGTTGGTTACTGACGCTACACACCGCTGGGCGCATGGTGCTTGGACTGGCAAGAACGGATACCCGCGAAGCGTCTCGTTCTTTGAGGATCGGCTGTGGTGGGCTGGAACAGCAAACAATCCCCAGACCCTGTGGGCGTCGAAGACCAGCAACTACGAGAATCATCAGATTGTAGACCTCGACGAGTCGGCGATGATCTTCACGTTGAATACCGATCAGGTCAACGTCATCGAGTGGATCAATGCGGGGCGTAAGCTCACCATCGGCACAGCGGGTGGCGAGTTCATCTGCTCGGCTGCCCTGGAGGGTGAAGCACTGACCCCCGGCAATGTAAGCGTGGTGCGTCACTCGACTTATGGGAGTAAGTCCAACGTGGCCCCGGAGCGGGTGGAGCAGGTGCTGCTCTTTGTGCAGCGTGCAGGCAGGAAGCTGCGTGAGTTGGTCTATGACGATGCAGTCAATTCATACGTTGCCCCTGACATGACCATCCTGGCCGACCACATCACACTGGGCGGCATTACTCGCATGGCGTTTCAGCAGGAGCCCAACCGCATGGTATGGGCCACACTCGCCACGGGTGACTTGGTTTGTTTCACCTACGAGCGAGCGCAGCAAGTTACAGCGTGGCACCGGCATACACTTGGCGGCACAGACTCCAAGGTTGAGAGCATCGCAGTCATTCCGCACCCGGATGGGGATCAGGATCAGCTTTGGATGGTGGTGAGCCGCACGATTGGCGGAGTTACTAAGCGGTTTGTCGAGTTCATGGAGCCTGAGTGGCTGCGCTCCAATGCACGAACGTCTGCGTTTTTCATCGACTCGGGACTTTCGTACTCGGGCGTGGCGGTGACTTCGGTGACTGGGCTGAGTCACCTCGAGGGCCAGACTGTTTCCATCCTTGCCGATGGAGCGACACACCCGGACAGGGTGGTTGTTTCGGGCACGGTGACTATGGATCGCTCTGCCACGGTGGTTCACGTCGGACTGCCGTATTCGGCAACACTTCAGACAATGCGGCTCGAGGGTGGTGCATCTGATGGCACAGCCCAGGGCAAGACGAAGCGGATTACGAACGTGGTGGTAAGGCTTGACCAGACGGGTGGTGGGTTGAGGTATGGGCCGACTGAAGTAGATGCGGACATGGACGAGTTTTTCATTCGTGACTCATACGATCCGATGTCGGAAGCCGTGCCGTTGTTTGACGGGGACACGGACGTTCTTCCCTGGCCTTCAGGTTACGAGCAAGACGGCAAGGTGACTATTCGGCACACGCTGCCGTTGCCTTGCACGATCACGGCAATCATGCCGCAACTGAACACGCAGGACCGATAGATATGGCAGCAGCAGGAGCATCACCCAATTACGCAGGTGGCGCGCTGATGGGCATACAAGCCATTGGCACTATTGCCGGCGCATTCATGCAGGCAGATGCTGCAAAGGCCCAAGCAAAGGCAGCAGCCGCAGCGGCTGAGTACAACGCGGTACTGGCCGAGATGGAGGGCAATGCCGAGGAGCGCAGGCGTCGTAGGGGTTCGCGTCGTGCCTTGTCTTCGCAGTTTGTTCAGATGGCGGGCAAGTCTGGTGTGATGGCAGAGGAGGGTGGCTGGCTCGAGCGTCTTACTCAGAACGCTGCGGAGTACGAGACGAATGCGTTGAATGCTTCGATTGCAGGGCGTAACACAGCACGCTTGAACCGAATGCACGGAGCCAATGCCATTCGTCAGGGCAACATGCAGGCCGGTGCGGCGATGCTTACAGGTGCCAGCAGGCTGGGCGGCATGGCTTATTCGCTGTACGGCACAGGCAGCAGGAAGCCTCCGGGCACTGAGTTAGGTACCCCGTACCTTCAGGGCCAGAGCAGACAAGTACCTGCAACGGGTGGCCCAATGGCTCCTGACTATTCGAGGATCGGGTAATGAAACTCCCCCAGGTACTGGCAGACCCGGCATCTTCTGGGCGTAGGGCTGCACCTCGAGACTTCGGGGGTGGCGAGGGCATGGCTGCAATGGGCCAAGCCGTTAGCGGTCTAGGTGACATCGCGGGCAAACTCTTTGAGGAGGAGATGAGCGCGCAGGTGTCTGGGTCATTGGGCGAGGCGACTCGTTCGTTGAATGATTTGAGCATGGAGGTGCAGGCTAACCCGGATCACAACACCCGGAACAAGATGTACGCAGACGGTGCGTCGAAGATTGCGAGTCAGTTCCGCAAGGGTCTGCATTATCCCCGCTTTCAGGGAATGTTTGACGAGCGGCTAGAGGGGACGCTCGAGCGTGGGCGTACAGGCATTGCCCAAGGTGTGCGTAAGGCATCGTTAGATTCAGCCAAGGCTGGGCGTATGACCTTCATCGAGTCCCAGCTAGATGCCCTCGAGAACATTAGCGACCCCACGGAGCGGTTGCAGACGATGAACGGCATCCGCGAGGAATTAGCTTCGGGTGTGCGCGGTGGGTTGTGGAGTGCGGCACAAGCCGCAGCCATGCAGATCAAGTTTGAAGACCGGATAGCTGGGCACGAACTCATCACAGAGTCTCAGGCGGCAGCGGATGAGATTATGGACACCTACCCAACGGCAGAGCAGCGGCTGGACGCTGCACTCGAAATTCAAGCCGGTCCACTCCGCGATGCAGTAGTGAGCCGTGTCGAGTCCCGGCAAAGTGCAGAGGACGGTCTTTATGCGAAGGCTGCGAAGGCCCAGCACACGGCTCTGCTGCACCGTGCCTATTCCGACTTGACTCAGGAGCAACTGCTTGAGGAGTCGATTTCGCTCAGTGCAAAGGGGACACCGCTCGATCCCGCTGTGCTGAAGTCGGTTGCCTCTGTAATCGCGCATCGGGTTAGCAGTGAGGGTGGCCTCCCCGATCAGGGTCCACTCAATCCCCATACCAACTACTCGAAACTCTTGGATATGGCTCGCGATCCGGTGACACGCCAAGAGTTCCTCGGCCTTGATCTGTCGAAGTACGCGGGTGGGTTACTGCCGGCGCAATATGACAAGCTGGTAGCGAATCAGGGGAATGGTGCTTGGGGATTAACGTCCGACACGACTAAACGTGTGGACCGCGCACTGGCGAAGCTGAGCCTACCAGTCACCAGCGCGGACATAGCTGCTGAAGGCAATGCCACGAAGGTGGCATCCGCAGAGCAGTTCCGTGCGGTTGTAGAGAATGCAGTGATGCAAGAGGAGCACCGGACTGGGAACCCTCTATCTGGCAAGGCAACGCAGGACATCATCAACGCCCTCTCTGATGAGGTGGTGATTGATGTAGATATGGCTTGGGATGATACGGTGCCGATTTACCAGATTTCCCCCGAAACCGAAATTGGTGATGTTCCTCACTCATTTGCTGCGAAAGCACGCGAGCGCGCCATTCCCAAAGTCTTGACCGATGAGGATGTTCGTAAGAAGTATCTCGACATGCTGCTGATTAGGCAGGCAGGCGGGACGCAATGACCCAGCCCTTCTTCACAGATGAAGAGTGGGAAGCGGCTGACGAGCGTGATCGCAAACGCCAGGAGCTGCTAGTCGAAGCCGAGAAGGCACAGGTGCGGAACATCGCAGACGTGCGTGCCCGCGAGCAGGCCCCACAGCGCGCTGAAGTCCTTGGAATCGAGAAGCGCACCAATGTGCCCTTTGACACGGTTGAGCGCAACCTGGACGAAATGCGGGCTCGTGACGCATGGCAGCAGCTAGGGCCGCAGAGTGTTGAGTACAGCCCAGCATGGCGCAAGTTGCTGAATAGCAAGATCGCTCCGCTTGTGATGCAGAACCCAGCGAGCACCCGCGCTATTTCCGACGCGATTGATTTCAGGACAGTAGGCAGCCCGCAGCAGGGTGCTCTTGGTGCGGGTATCGACCAAGGCAACTGGATGACTGAGGTGGCTAAGCTCGGCTGGCGGGTGAAGTTTGGATTAGGTTCAGACGCAGACAACGTGAATTTCAACCAGATGCGTCTGAACCCGCCCGAGGTGCCTGATGCGCCGGGTTATCTGGATGACGTTGGTGTGATGGTTGCATCCCAGGTTCCGGTGCAGGCTTCCATCCTCGCTTATGGCACAACGGCAGCCGCCGGAGGTGCTGCGCTTGGTGGGATGTCTGGCGGCTTGCCTGGGGCTGGTGCTGGTGGTGCGTCTATGTTCGTGGTGGGCACGGCATTCGCCAGTTACCACCTAGAGGGCGGGCTCGCCTATGCGGATATGCGGGGAGAGGCTGAGCGTGTTCTCAGCGAGTCTGGCGAGGTAATCCCACACGGGGCAATCGTTGGAGCCTCTGAGCTTGTGGGTGTATTGAACGGTGCGCTCGAGTTTCTTTCCTTTGGCGTGATGACTCGCAATCCGTTTGTGGCTGGACTGAAGCGAAAACTGTCGGCTAAGGCAGGGCTGGACATCATCAAGTCGAAGACCTTGCGTCCGTACTTGATCGCATTTGGCAAGCGGATGGCGGTGTCGGCAGGAACCGAGGCCAGCACAGAGTTCGCCCAGGAACAGGTTCTGATGGCCGTTAATCAGGCCCTCATTGCGTCTACGACAAGCCTGTCGGCACAGGTGCCAGAAGATTGGTCCGAGAGGTCACTCAAGTCATTCCTGTCAGGTTTTATTGTTGGGCCAGCGATGACCACCGCAGTAGCCCCCTACCACGCAGCGGTCATGCGCGTTGGAATGAACAAGCAAACCCTGGCCCATGCCAAGCGACTTGATGCCATCACGGCGGCGCGTCTTAAGGACGGGGGGCTTGCCGACGCGGACCCGCAGGCAGTGCGCGAGTGGATACAGGGACAGATTGAAGAGGGTGGCGGTGATCCTAACCTGTACCTGCCTGCCGACAATATCGCGGAGTTGTTTCAGGAGGACGAGACACTTGCGGAGTCATTGCCCGAGGTAGCGGAGCAGTTGGCCGAGGCTCAGGTAGCAGGCACCGACGTAGTGATTCCCATTTCAGACTATGCGACCTATTTGGCTGCCTATCACGAAAAACTCAAGGGGGTGGTGCGTCATGGTTTGGGAGAGCGCAACACGTCAGAGGCCGAATCTAATTCTGCTGAAGACGAGGCAAACCTCCGCACTGAGCTAGAAGCCCTCGCCGGCACGGAAGAGGGTGCAGTAGAGCCGACTCCCGGCGAGCGGGTAGAGCAGAGCATGGTTGAGAAGTTGATCCGCACAGCTTCGGCGAGTCCCGAGACTGCTGCGCGTCTTGCGGATCTGCTAAGGCAGCACGCGGAGCGTCGAGCTTCAGACCCGGCAGTCGGAGAGCGTGCCTTTGAGGAGGCTGACATTGGCATAGAGGGACCGCTGGGTGCTCAGGCAGGGCCGGGTGTTGCTGCTGAGTTGGGCCAACCCGTAAACCTCGATTCGATGCTTAACGAGTTGCGCGGCACAGCCCCCGAAGCCGCCGCAGAGGGTGCGGTTGAGGGTAGGTTGGCCGGGACGAAAGTGGTAGATGAGTCGGGGAATCCAGAAACCGTTTACCACGGAACGTCTTCCGCAAGGGATGCTCTTGAGCTTGAGGATCGGCGTGGGATAGGGGGGATCTTTTTCACGCGCAACCGCGCAGAGGCACAGCGTAGGGCTGAGTTTGTTGCCAATAGAGACGGCGGTGAACCCCGTGTATTGGAGGCGAAGGTAGGCATAAAGAACCCGTCGCCGCCTGGGTCCGGGTTGAGAAAAGAAAGAGTGGGACAAGAAGGGGAGACACTAGAGAGTTACGACGGGTATATATCGGATTCAGAAATTGCGGTGTTCGATAGGTCGCAGATTTTTGAAGTAGATCCCGCCCCCACCCCCCCCGCCGCCGCCACTCCTGAGTCTGCCGAACTTGCTGCGATGCTGGAGCAGTTGGGTTTCGACCTGGAGCAGATGACGAACGAGGAAGTAATCGAGGCACTGGGGGATCGGTTTGCAGATGCCGGCACCACCCTGTTCCAGCCCGTCGAGCTTGATAACGAACGCCCACTAGCAGGTGCGTTTCACTCTGCGCTTGGCCGTGTACTTCGCGAGTCACCACAGCGCAAGATGACAGTGCCCCAACTCCGCAAGATGCTCCAGAAGAAGACAGTCAAGAAGGACGAGGTTGTTTGGTCTGGTGTAGAGGAGTACCTGGCTGCGCTAGATCCCGAGGCCAAGGTTGACCTCGACGAGATGATGGAGGTTATCAAGCTCATCAAAGTCGAGGAGGTGGTGCTGGGTGAACGGGGCGACAACACGAATGAGCTGCGCGAGTTGTGGATCGAGGAGGAGGTTCAGGGTCACAGCGCGATCATCACGGAGGACGGTAGTTTTGAGGTTCGCGACAGCGACGGCTTTGTTGAAGCCGCCAACTTTGCAACCGAGGATGAGGCGCTCGAATCCGCTCGGGAAAATGTGGAAGCGGCTGCGCAGGAGATGGACGCGCAGGACTTTACGTCTGCCCTGTTTGAGATGGGCGTTGACATCCATAGCGAGTTCATGTCGGACGGTGCGACTCAGCACGAAACCTACGTCCTAGACGGCGGCACGGAATATCGCGAGACGCTGATAACGATGCCCGCAGATTGGCGGCAAGCAGGTGGACCGCCGGAAAGCGTGCTGCTGCGACAAGAGATTAATGCTCTAGAGAAACGACTAACAGATACAACGACTGAACTAACATTTTTACCATCCGACACGCTTAGTGTGGTCAATCCCGAGCGCGCAAGAATGCAGAAGGAGCTTCAGACTATAGCCGTTGAGTACAACGAGCTGAACGCGCAACTAGATGCGATCCCGAGGGAGCAAAAACTTGCGGAGCGGGAGCAGTGGAATCGTGAGACCGAAACCTTCACAGGCGGCCACTACGGCTCTACCGCCCCCAACGTCCTAGTCCACGTCCGCCACAATGACCGCATTGGCCCTAACGGCGAGAAAGTCCTGTTTATCGAAGAGATTCAGGATGACTGGGCGAAGGCAGGGCGGAAGGAAGGGTACGGAGGACTCTCCACAGCAGAGAGTGAAGAACTAGCGAGTCTTCAGCAACAGTATCAAGCGGTGCCTTCCCCAGATAGGCACACTCGCGTCGATTACATTCCAATAGTTGAGCGCATCAAGGAACTGCAAGCGAAGGGGGGAGGCGTCCCCAACCGCCCGTTCAAGTCCACCGGCCACGAACTAGCCCTGAAGCGCATGATCGCCTTGGCAATCAACGAGGGTTACGACTCGGTAGCCTGGACGCCTGGTCACGTACAAGTAGAACGTTACGAAACCGAGCTACGGCAGACCGTGGACAGCATCAGGTGGGAGGTGCTCCCGTCTGACGGAGAGCAAACTGCTGCGGTAGTTGAAGACGTAGACGCTTGGATTGTCAGCGACCCCAATGGGGAGCGCGTTCTAAGCACTAGCAACGAAGACAGGGCGACCGCGCTGGCCGACAATATAGGCGGCACGGTTGTTAGGGAACAGGAAACGGTCACACCCGCCCAGGCTCCGGGTGAGATTGCCGTTTCCACCTACAAGGACGGCAACGTCGCGGTGGGTATGCAAGTGGACCCGCAGAGCGGTCTAGTGAAGGGGAGCACCGCAGGCGATGGCATCCCCGTAGACACGCCGCTCGAGGATGTAGTAGGCAAGGACATTGCCAAGCAGATTCTTGAAGGTGGTCCCAGCGGCACGGTCGAGGGTGACAACCTGACGATTGGCGGCAAGGGCTTCACCGACATCTACGACACGAAGCTCGTCAAGGCTGCGAACAAGCTGGGCAAGAAATATGGCGCGAAGGTGGAGATGGGCGAAGTTGAATCAGACGCTCTTATAGGTCAAGCTCGACGAGCGCAAAGGTTCAACAGGGGTGAAGAGCTAGAAGTGACCCAAGTGGACGAAGGCGAGTGGACTATACTGAACTTAGGTGTACCGACTGCGACGTACCCAGATAGGATGACAGCGGAAGCGCAGCGACAGAGGCTTATTGATGAAGTGCAAGTCATTGATGCGTCAACTGTCTCAGTCCACACCCTCAACCTCACCCCCGAGATGAAGTCGGCAGTGCAGGAGGAGGGTCTGCCTCTCTTCCAGCCTGCATTCCACGGCACGCCGCATCGCTTTGACAAGTTCACGCTTGACCACATCGGCGAAGGCGAAGGTGCCCAGGCGTTCGGGTGGGGTTTGTACTTCGCTTCAAGGCGCGGGGTTGCGGAGTATTACAAAGAGTCTCTCACGAAGAACGCTCGAACCTATGCAGTCGATGGCGTAGAACTCGATGATCCGACCAGACCTGGCGGCGGGATGGTCGAAAGTCTGGACCGTGCTGCTGAGTCCCCCGAATCGCTGGAGACGCGCATTGACTTTCTCAAGCGCCGTCTCGCACTTATATCGAGAAACGATTCGCGCTCTAGGCTTATTGGGCGAGAGCAGCGCGTTCTGGCGTTCGCTGAGTCCCTGCGCGGGAAGACTGTCACGATTACCAGCGAGTCCGGCCAACTATTCGAGGCCGACATCCCCGAGAGCGGCGAGTTGCTCGATTACGATCTGCCGCTGAGTGAGCAGCCGGAGGGGGTGAGACTGAAGTTGGAGCCGATCATGCGTGAGCGGTTCGGCGATGCGTGGGAAGATCACATGCAGAGGACAGGTCAGAATTTTTACTACAATGTCGCCCTCCCGGTGGCGTGGAATAAATTCGCCCCATCCACCCAGGACGATATGAGCGAAACAAGCGACCGTGATGCTGCGAAAATGGCATCTCAGTTACTGCTCGAGGCCGGAATCCCAGGACTCCAATACACCGAGGGCCAACTCTCGGGTGGTGGTGGCACTGCAAAGAACTTTGTCATCTGGGACGAGGAAGCCATCAACGTCCTGAACACCTTCTTCCAGCCTGCTGACAAAGGTATCCGGGGCTCACTCAGCTACAACAACGAACTCACCAACGTCATCATGCGGTTTACCAAGAGCAAGAACCTGAGCACGGGTCTACACGAGTCTGCTCACCTCTTCTTTGCCATGATGCTGAAGGACGCACAGACGGAGGGCATTGCTCCGCAGTTGCAGACGGACATGCAGACAGCCCTCGACTTCCTTGGCATGGACTCAGTGGAGTCGCTGCTTCAAGACAGTCAGGGCAATCTAAGCGACGAAGCAAGAGCCGCTCACGAGAAGTGGGCTCGGGCTTTTGAGATGTATCTGCGAGAAGGCAAGGCACCCAGCGCGGCACTGCGCGAATCGTTTTCGCGGTTCAAGTCTTGGCTGCTCCACCTCTACAAGACGCTGCGCGGTTTGGACGTAGAACTAAACCCGGAGATGCGGCAAGTCTTCGACCGTTTGCTTGCCAGTGACGAGCAGATTGCCCAAGCCAAGCAGCAGGACCGTATGCTGCCTGCATTTGAGAGTGCCGAAGCAGGCGAGATGACCCCGGCACAGTTTGCGGCGTATCAGCAGTCTTACGAGCGCATGGATGTCAAGGCGCAAGAGGAACTCGGCAAGAAGGTCATGCGGGAGTTTGACCGTGAGTTGACTGCGGAGTGGAAGGAAAACTGGGAGAAGATGCAGGCCGAGGTGGAGGCAGAAATCAATGCCGATCCCATCGTCCAACTCAGGCACTGGCTCCAGATGAAGACACTGCTCAACGAAGAGACACCCGAGGAGATGGAGCACATCCGCCTGGACCTCGACACGATCAAAGAGAAGTACGGCGGCAAGAGCACCGTCAAGGCACTGGGCGGCACAGGTTCGTACTCGATGGTTCAGAAGGATGGCATGGACCCGGAGCTGCTTGCACCTCAATTGGGATTTGAGAGCGGGCAGGAGGTGGTAGACGCGCTGGTTGCGACAACCAACCGAAAGCTGTCAATCAAGATCGAAACCGACAAGCGGATGAAGGAAACCTACGGTGACATTCTAAACGATGGCACGATGTCCGAACTCGCGATTGACGCCCTCGAGAGTGATGCCAAGGGGGATTTCCTCATCCGCCAGCAGCGCATTCTGGGGCACCGGGCAGGCATCGCAAACAACCTGCCGCAAGCGATTGCTCGAGACGTTGCTCGTGAAGTGGTGCAGGGCAAGCAGATCCGATCTTTGCGGCCTGATCTGTACCGTAACGCCGAGGCCAGGGCTGTTGCTGAACTCTTGGGTGCGGTGGAATCCGGTGACTGGCAGGCAGCCCATGAGGCTGGGCGTAAGCAACTGCTGAACCACTTCTTGGCTGTGGCTGCGGTGAAGGCCAAGGAGCAGACCACCAAGTGGCACGGGTACACGAAGACATTCGACAAGAAGGCCAAGCGGGAGCGTCTTGCGCGTGCTGGAGAGGACTATCTCGATCAGGTTGATTCTCTGCTGGAACGGTTTGACCTGCGGCAGATGAGCAACAAGAAGGCCGACTTGGCGCTGGCTGATTGGGTAAACGCACGGCTTGATGCGGCCAAAGAACGGAACGATGAACTCGGCGGCGTACTCATTGCAGAGCCCGCGTTTGTCATCAATGAGCAGATGCTAGACCGGGATTTCAGGCAGCACTGGCGCACGATGACCGTTTCCGAGATGGGTGGCCTGGTCGATGCGGTCAAGAACATCGAGCACCTTGCCATGACAGAACTCAAGCTATTGCTGGAACGCGACAAGTTGGATTTCGAGACTCGCGTAGAGCAGTCCCTTGAAACCATCAATGCCAACCAGCGCACAGACAGGCCGATTTCGATTGAAACCGGGAACCAACTAAAAGAGCAGCTCCGCCTTTCGGTGGGTGCGTACTTTGCGAGTCATCGGAAGCTGGCGAGTCTTTTGTCCGAGATGGATGGCGGCTATGGGGGTGTACTCTTTGACATGATTATCCGGCCAATGGACGAGGCTGGGAACAGAGAGAACTCGATGCGGATCGAGGCGGGTCAGCGTCTGGGTGAAATCTTCGCACCGTACATGGGTGACTTGACGCAGAAGTTCAAGCGCACTGCGGAAACTGCGACCTTTGGCCTTGTCGATGCAGTCACCCCCGACATTACGAAGCAAGAGAAGGTTCCCGGCACGGGTTCCAATGTGATGCCAATGTCCAAGATTGCACGCCTCATGGCTGTGCTGAACATGGGCAACGCGGGGAACCTCCAGAGACTGACTGACGGTTACGGGTGGAGCCAGTCCGATGCTCTGGCAATTCTCGACACTCTTACCAAGGAGGACATGGATTTCGTCCAGGGTGTTTGGGATTACATCGAGGAATACTGGGGCGACGTGTCAGACCTACAGCGCAGGATTGCAGGCGTGGCTCCGAAGAAGATCAAGCGGCAAGCCATCGAGACGCGGCACGGGACTTATGCCGGTGGATACTTCCCGGTCAAGTACGACAGCTCGCAAACCCCCCAGGCGTGGCAGGATTCCGTTGCCGATGCTGCCCAAAACATGATGTCCACGGTGCGCGGCAAGGCGAAGACACAAGACTCATTTACGAAGCAGCGCGTGCGGAAGGTGGTAGACCGGCAGATCCAGCTTGACTTCGGTGTCATCTTCGGACATGTGGGTGAC